CCTGAGGCGTTTGTGGCTGAGTTACCGGCATTAGTAGCACTAGTAGCAGCCAAAGCAGCCTGTTGTGTCACTTCCGCTACAGTAGCGTCATTTGTAGAGTCCCCAGCGCCTCCCGTACCTCGATAAATTGACATAAATATTATTCCTTTGTAAATACGGAAGAAGAAGAAAATAAAACAAAAAAGCCCCCAAAGAACTTATTTCAAAGGGGGCTTGTGTCTATAGTTTATTACCCTGCAACAGCAGCAACAATACCGGTCTCAGGACGAATTACCTTAGTACCGTAGATACGGTCAGCGGTGTACAAAGTACCCAAGAACTCTTGCTTGTACTGGGTCTGTGAACGGATACCTTTCTGTTCAGCAAGAACAGCAGTATCTTTGTGGCCTAGGATAGCGCCACGAACACCAGTAGCTAGTGTAGGTACGTTGGTGGATACGAATACGTCAATACCGTAAAGATCACCGATCTTACCGTTGACAACACCACGACCATTAACAAAGTCAGAGCTAACGTAACGGTCAATACCCATGATTACATTACGCAATGCTGGTGGGATAACCAAGAAACGATTGTCCATTGGGGTATCTTCGTCGTCCAGTTCCTGAATCAAAGAACGCAAGAAAGCGTCATCGAAAGCAGTACCAGTAGCAGTAGAACCAGCGTAGGCAGACAAAGAGCCTGAACCACCGTTGATGAATGATTTGCTGTGAGTCCAATCGGTACCGTCACCGTTACCAAAGGACTTGCCTAGGGCGAACAAATCGTCATCTACTTGCTTGGCAAGAGCGTAACCAGCGTCACCAGTGTAGAACTGACGCAAAGAAGCAAGAGCTTGTACTTCGGTCAAATCTTCGATGATGCGGGAGTACTCAAAGTGCTTGTCAATGCTAACAACAACTTCTGATTCTACAGCATTCTGTATTTTTACAGCAGTGTTCTCAGCTTTAGCGGAAGCAGAACCACGTGTAGGCTTAGGGATATGAATTGTATCACCTTTCTTACCTACCATTGAAATTTTCTTAACCAAAGGAGCCAGAACAAGGTTGCTTTCATAAGCGGCAACAACTTCGTCAGACCAAATCTCTGGGATAAACGTAGCTGCGGAAGTGTTGTCCACAGCACCTGTCATGGATGGGAAAGTACTAGTAGCCATTTTAAGTTTCTCCTATAAATATAGCTATTTGACCCGTCCCTCAGCATAAGCAGCTTGTATATCGTCTGATAGTGCTAAATACCTGTCGGGGTCAGTTCTCATAAGTTTAATAATATCAGCACGACGATAGAATTTCTTGGTAGAGGTAGAGTCAGGGTTTCCTCTTGCGGAGCCTGTTGAACCACTCTTGACAGCTTGTTTCCTACCAGCTTTTTCAGCTTTCACTGTTTGATCAACTACGGCCTTACGTTCTTTCCAAAGACTGAAAAGTTCGTTGGCTGCTTCGGCATCATAACCTTGGTCTGCTTGTACGAACAACTGTGTGCGTATTTTAGAACCTTTAATCCAATCAGCAAACTTGGTATCACCAAGGATTTCCTGCATGTCTGGATGATTACTCTTAAGCTGTTGCATAGCATTTTGCTTGGCGAAAGCCTGTGTGACTTCCTCCGCTGCTTTGAGCTTAGGGTGGTTATCGATAGCCTGAGCCATAGCTTTCTCAGGGTGAGTATAAAAATCTATTTCTTCGTCGGTATTTTGTTCATTAACAGTCGGTTCTTGAATTGTATTCGAAATATAATCGTCCACAACCTTTCGTAGTTCGCCTACCTCAGATGATTGCCTACCTAAGAGTTTCTCAGCTTCTTGGTGCATACGCACTACGTCCTCTAGGGACTTGCCTTGGTACTTATCAGGTACGTCTTGGGTATCTTCTGTCAATTCATCAGTTGATGAGGTGGTGGCTGTAGGTGACTCCTCTTGTGTCTGTAGAGTTGCCTGTTGTTCTTGCTCAGGTTCTATAGTCGATTCGTCGTACTCAGGTAGTTGACCATCTTTCAAATGTTCAGTGCCGTTCTGTAGTTCATCTTCGTCGATGATTTGTGCTGCCATACTAAACTCCGTGGTTTAACCATTATGGAGAAGGAAAAATAACTGGTAGTTTACCTACGAATGTAGGGCTACTAGTCGCTTTTTGCTTTGTTCTCATGATGTTTGGCCCATTTAAGGGTAGCTCCAGCAAAGTCGCCAGAGAAAGGTTCCAAAACACTACGAGGCATTGCAAGTTGTCTTTGTGCCGGTCTACCGCAGTTCTTACAATTAACTGTTAGGGTACTGTCCTTTACAAAGTGTTCATTTAAATGCCCGTCAGGACATAAGTAATCAAATACTTTAAACATCGTAATCCTGTTCGTCCTCCTGAGGGTTATCCAACTGCTCAAAAGAATTGAGTGTGGTTTCCTCAAGATTCATTAAAGTTCCAATTATGTTTAACTGTCCTTTGCGGAAAAAAAGATCCTCAAGACCCTTGGCGTGTTCTATAGAGTCGATTGTCTCCAAGTTGGTCTTGAGGTCAAGCAGGAGAGTAGTCCAACCGTCTGTTCTAAATAGTTGGAACATCTCACGATAGTATTGTTCTAATTCTTTATTCATATTATACTACCTATTATACCATAAAAGTCTAAAAAAGTCAAGATTTTTCTTGTGTTTTCTTTCGTTTTGTGGTATTAGAGGCCTGTAGGCTGGCGTATTGAACCTCCAGCGCCTCTAGCTTCTCCAGCAGCACTTTGTAGCTCTGGTTCACCTGCGCTATTACTTCTTCCAGTTGTCGTTGGGATACCATTTGGCTGTCCTTGTTGTTGTTGTTGAGAGTACTTTAGACTCATTTCACGTTCTTTGAGAACACGGTCAGCGATAGCCAACCTACGTTGGAACTCTTTATCGTCCTCTACACCGTCATCTAAGTTAGTTGTTACTGCTTTAATCTTGTCTAATTCAAGCTCCATAGGTACTGCCTGAGCTTCAACCATAAGTTTAATGGCTCTAGCTTCGGATTCCTTACCTTGGCCCATTAGAGCGTTGATTTGGGACTGTTGGAACTCCATTTGCTTCTGATGAGTCTCTTGGGCCTGTTTCTGTTCTTCTGGGTTAGGCTCGGAAGCCTTATCAATGGCCTGTACTAAAGTCTCACGCTCAGATAAGTTCATATTGTCCACAATGGACTTCAAAAGGATAGGATAGTACTGTTGGTCTTGGCCCATGGTCTGTAGAAGCTGGACTAACTGTGTTACTTCGTACTCACGCGCCATGATACCTAAGGAACTTGTGGCACAGAACTTGTAGTCCTTAACGGGATACAGCTCAGGTTCGTACTGCATGTAACGGTAGGCTGCTTTCTCTACAAAGGGAACTAGGAAGTTCTCTTGGAAGTTAATTAATGTACGCTTATGGCGCTTAATGATGGCACCCAAGGACATAGAGATTCCCGCTGCGGTAGCTTCACCATTAATAGAACCACCTACGCCACTTGAGTCAACGGCTCCTGTGGACTGTTGTACCATTTGTTGTAAAGCACCGGCCTGAGCAAAGGTGATCTGATTGACATTACCAAAGTTGAATGGATTGATAATCTCTTTAGGGTCACCGTTGGTCAACAAAAGCTTACCGGCTCGTATCTCAGGCTTAGTACCTCTTGGTATACGAGTAGCGTCCATGGCCAGCATAGGGTGTACGGTTAGGGCCAGAGCGTCAATACGTGCCCGTAGTTCAGCGTCCAGAGCCTTTTGGCTGTTATAGCCTTTCTCCACAACACCACGCCCGTAGAAGCGATTAGGAACAACGTCCCAAGGGAAAGCAACTACTGGACGGTCTTGCATCATGTAGGGGTTAGCTTCGGCCTTAAGTAACACACGCTCATTGGCTATGATAACAACAGCCTCAGCGTACTGGGAGTTCTCTACCTCATCGTCCAAAGGCCCGTCTGTTGCGTCCTCCAGTAAATAAGTAGGTACTAAACCATAGTACTTTGTTAAACGTACTTTATCGTCGGCATAGACAGATAGTTCAGCGTCAGGCTCAAGGTTAAAGTCTGCCCCTGCGATACCAATAGGTTCGTCACGGTAAACCCCCGACTCCTGTAGCAGCTCAACGCTGTGTTGGCTGACAAATTCATCAATAGCACAACCCAGTGCTTCATCAACAGACGTAGCGTTAGGGTCAATACGGAAGTTCTTGGGCATTACTGGCTTAAGACGTACTAAAAGACGATCTTTAATGTTTACACCCACAGCCTGTAGCTCTCCACCCATAAGGGGCTGAGTAGCGGGGGCCATTTCTTTGATTTCCTCCAGCACTACTTCCGCAATACCAGTACCAAAGACAGCAGCGTTAATTAAACACTCACTTGCGTCCTTACGAACCTTGGCTTTCTTAAAGTCCTCATGTAGTGTATCACGGAGGAATTTAATGTCACCAGTTTCTTTGTCTTGGTA